TAATTGTATTCAATCTTGGATCAATAATCTCGAAAGGAATATTCTGAGATGCTTTAACTTGATCACCACCACCTGCTTTAGCTACAAGGAATGGTTTTCTCTTATCTTCTAATTCAATATGGTAACTATTAAATCCTATTTCTTTATCAGAAAGATCATGCTCTCTATTAATTTTCCTTAGAGAAACACCATTGAATTCATATTTTTCAACTACAGCACCACTTTCGTGAATAGACTTTAAACTATCATCAATTGCTCTACTTGTAGCAGTAATATCAATATCATTATCAGTAATAGAAGTATAAGATAAAATCTCATTATCAATCTTAATATATCCAGTATTTGCTACTCCAATAGCACCACCTTCAAATGTTCCAAATAATGATCCATCAGTCAAACTTATAGTTGTTGAATTATCTTCAACTTTTGCTGATAGTGTCGTTGTTGTGACATCACTCTTAAAGTCTTCAATCTTAACCTTATTCTGACTTGAATGCATACCATGATTATGGTGATCAAATAGCATGGTAGTACCATCTCTAACTGGATCATTATTAACATTAACACTACTTCCAGGTAATACAGTATTTGCACCAGCAGTATTTGTGTATGTTATTGCCTGACTATCAACAAATTGATCTGAAATATTATCCACAATCAATAAGTTTGTAGATGCAGCAACACCAACCACTGCTCTTATTCCAGTACCAGTTGAACCAAGTGCATTTGCCATTATCAAATCACCAGGAGCATAACCTTCACCGTTCTTAGTAATTTCTATAGAACTAACAGCACCAGCATTAACTGTAATTGTAGCCTCAGCACCTCCACCGTAACCTGTAAGGGATGTAAACCCAATTCCAGTGTAAGCAAGAGTTCCACTTGATGGTGTCAATCCAATACCCGTTCCAGAGACGTAATCGATACTAGTCGTACCATAATTAATTGGGCCTCCTTTGGCAAAAATTCTACCAGTATGGGTTACACCACTAACTGTTTGTCTAACTTCATTACCAAGGGCAAACGCAGTATTAGTAATTCCAATAGAAACATTTGCTCTCTTAGAGTACGCAAATACAGGATTCTGTCTTCTAATATGTGCAGAATTTAATTCTGCATTATCTAATAAAACAATAGAAGGTGTATTAGTTACAAATTTTGCTTTCTTGAGTGTAAACTTCAAGTCTTCTAATTGACTTGGAGTCCATGTTGAACTATTCTGTGATTTAAATAGTGAACCAAGATAAGGTTGAGTATTACTTACGGAGTTAAGAAGTACATCTTCTTCACCCATTCTTGTAATCCAAGTTAGATATTTTTCAGACTCAGTAACTAATACAATAGCATACTCATAACCAGCCTGCAAGTATACTGGTGTATCAAATTCAAATTCTGTTGCAGCAGAAGCATCATCCGAAGTAACGACATTACTTGAATCTATTTCAACTTGTCCAAATGGTAGAATGGTTGTAGTTGGAGAACCATCTCTCATTGTTCTTATCTGAACTGTTACTGGTGCTCTATTATCCTTAGTCTTAAAGTATAAATCACCACCAGTTATAAAGATACCATCTTGATACTCATTCTGACTTACCATAAATGATTGAGCAAGTGGGTCATACCATCTAGTACGTCTCGTAACATCTGTTCTTTCTACATCTGTAATAAGATTAGTTTCAATTCTGGTAACATCTTGTTCATTTCCAGTAAATCTTCTATCTAAAATTGGAGATTTAATATTGATAGATTGTTCTTGAGTATTACTACGAGTACCAGAGGTAAAGTAAGTAGTCTCAGCAGAACTTCCACCAGCATCCAATATATTGGCATTAATTGGACTTGTAGTAAGTCTTATTGTACTCTCACCAGTAGTAAACTTAGGATTACTTGCAAGTTTAGGATCTGGTATATGTAAAGATATAACTATTGATCCTTTATCATCAGTCATTAATGACAAATCATCAACTGTTGCTTCACCATTTCCAGATCTGGAAGCAAGTGGCATACCTTTCTTAACCCAACCAAGATGATCTGGTTTTGTATGCATTGCAAGACCAGCAGTATCAATATTCAGAATAGTACTTGAACTTGAATAAACAGTTGCAATAGATGAATTATCATATGGACTAATAGTGTATTTTTCACTAGGAGCATCAAATTCTCCATTTTTATGATCACTTTGAGCAACTCTGAATAGAATACTTGGTACTCCAGGTATTCCAATAGTAGCATTTGCTGTCTGTACTATATCTCCTTTTTCAAATGACCCTCTAGTCATCGTTATTGGAAGAAGTTTAGGAGTACACCATTCAGTAACATTGGTGTTTTCCATAAAGACATAATACTTGGTATTTGGTTTTAACCTCTTACCTCTAATCTCAACGTTTCTTGTTCTGGTATTATGAATTATCTCAGTACCAACAACCTTAGTTCCAAGATCAATTACTTCCTCACCAACTGATAAGTTGAGATTTAGTTCTCTTTCTATACCACTTCTTTCAAATGTCTGAAGAACATCATTTGAAGTTACAGTTGTTGTAGTCGTATCTTCTCTTCTTCCATGTCTTCTTCTTTCAACATCTCTACTGATCACTCTTGTAGCTACAGTTTCTTCACCAATTAGATCTCTACCACCCCATGTAATTTCATGAGTATTCCACATACTTGATGCCATTCCACCGTTTTCACGGTCTTCTACACCCAACATGGTTGCAATTGCATTAAATGTAGAATCTATCCTGAATACATCAGGTGTACCCAATGGAACTTCTTCAATCCAGAAATCTTGCTCTGGTTCTAAGACAAGTGATCCAGCATAATTTGCAATATGGAAAGGATTTAAGTTTTCTGTTCTTGTTGCAAATGGTTGATCAACAAAATTTTCAGTTGAATAATCAATAAGTAAAGCTGGGCCTTTTCTAATGATATTAGGGTCTGCAAAGTCATTTACCCATCTATAATCAGCACCAAGTGGATCTGCTTTACTGCTGACAGTTTCAAATCCTAATCCTACGTTTCTTTCAGTAGAACGAGGTCTACATTCACCTCTTTCTATATCAATATCAAAATAAGATTCACCAGTTAAATTTTGAATTGAAGGATCTCTAAAATTATCTACAAAGAAACCAGACTTAAACTTATCCAATCCAGTATTTGGATCTTTAATTGATAGATTTTTAGTATCAGTCTCAAGAAGAGTAAGAGTAGTATAATCTTCAAGATTTCTAACTCTATGCTCAAGACTATTAATATCCCTCATAGTATATCTCTTATGAGGGATAGTTCTTACCGAGACATCCTCTGTTGCATTATAAACATATGGTGGTAAATTGAGAACTGCTACTGCAAATGCTTCATCATTTGGTAATGGTGTTCTTGGTGCATCTGATGGTTGACCCTTTTTAACTTCAAATTTACCTTCTTTAGTCAAATATAATCTATCTACTCTACCTTGATAATAAGTATAATCAGCTATTACTGTTTTATTGGATACAACATTTTCTGATCCAGATGCATCAAATCTTCTAGAATAGTAATTAAATGGAGATGCACCAGGATTAGCAGATATAACAGGTACTCTTGGTCTTAAATCAAGTACGTCTGATGCTCTTCTATCAACTATAAATGGTATTTCATTAGTATAATTAACATCAGTGTAACTATTGATAGACTCAACAACACCACTAGTTTCTAATGTTGAGTAATAATCAAATACTATTCTAAGTTTTCTAGCAGGTTCATCAATATCTTTCTTTCTTATAATTCTTCCATAGTCGGCAAAATCATATCTTTGACCATTATCAATATCAAAACTCTTGGTAATATTTCTATCACCTGCACCCAATACACTTATATTAGCAAATAGTCCAGAAGTTTTGAAACTAAATTGTTCATCTTTTTCAAAGAATTTATCATTCTCATAAACAAATGATATTTTTGTTCCTGTATCCACAACAACAACTCTACCAACAGCACCAGAAGATGCTCCAATAATTTGTTCACCAACAATAACATTATTAGTAAAAGTAGCAGACTGACTTGTTGCAGTTATACTTGGTAATGTTGGATTATCCTTATCATCAGATTCAAATACAGCCAATACTCTATGAAGGTCTGGAACATTCAATGAAATCTCATCATCCTGTACCCTTGTTCCGTATACAGTACTATAAGTTAATCCATCATTAAATGATGTAGTAGTAATTCCAGATCCACTATATTTTGACCTATTAACAATAAGACTAGAACATCTTGTAAGTGTCTTATCTTTAGATGTTAGTTTACTTCTCTTGACTGTTGCTGTTAAAGTTGCAGAACCAGTACGAGATAATCCACTTATTGTAACTGTTTTAAGTGTAGCATCAACAACTACTTGAGATGCCCTTAAGGGTTCCTTTATGTTAGCAATGGTTAGTACGTAATTATCACTACTAAATGGTTCAAAATAAAGATCTGTATGAACACCACCAAGATCACCTATATTGAAAACAGCAACTGTATTGCTACCTGATATAGTCTTAGTAATTTGTTTTCTTACAATATAAGAACTATCTAAAAGGTTAAGACTAGAAATATTATCATTAGCCAACTTGACTCTATAACCAGGATCATCACTAGAATTCAATGTTGGGTCTAAAATATTAGCACCAGTGGGTGATTGACCTACAATAGTAGCACCATCACACTCACCAGTAACAGTAGATACACCAGCAAAACTAAAATTATCCTTAGTTACTGCAGTTACCCTATTAAATACTGGATCAGTTCCTGAAGCATAACTATAAGTAAACATATCACCAACATTAACTAAATCTCTAAAGTCTCCAATTCCTCCAGCAGATGCAGTACCAGTAGACAAAGTAGTAATACCAACAATACTAAACTCAACTCCAGACTCAAAAACGTTTCTCTTTCTATCTAAAACTAAATTAGCAGCAAAACTAGTAGTTCCTCCTCCTACACCAGCAAGACTGTGTAATGCTTTTACAGAAGTGAAATCCCAATCAGTAATAGAAGTTATATTACTTCCTACTTCCAATCCACTAGCCAAAAGTGGTTCATTCAATTGGAAAGAACCCTTAACATCATTCAAATTGAACATGAGACGATTATCAGTTCCAAAAGATTCAACAAATCCACTAGCACCACTATATTTTCCTTTAATATAAGTACCTACACCAACTCCTTCTGTAGTTGCTGCAATTCCTATTGTAGTAAATGTTTGGATATCAAATAATCTTGTCTCATAAACTGTATTTGCAACACCTACAAGACTTGTTTGTTTAAAGTCATATACTCTTGCTTTACCAATAACTACATTACCCGTTGCTAGGCCTTCATTTTTTCCATTGTTATTGTTTGTATTAAGTCTTCTATCTAATAGATTAATACTGGTAGAAAATCCTATTGAAGGAGCACCAGTAATACTATTAACATTAACATAATTTCCTACTCGAATAGGAACAGCAACATTTTCTTTTAATTTTGTTGTTCTTGGTTTTACTATATCAACAGAAGAAGTTGAAATCTTATCTATCTCATACCCTCTAACATAAGCCTTTCCTGGACTTATCTGTAAACTAATAATATCATCTGTTGGAGTATTTCCATTCTGAGTAGTTTGAACTGATGAATATACACCTCTGTTTGATATTCTATCGTTCAATGATTCTCTAACATCAATATTAAACGGTTTGATGTAATAATCTCCAGACTCATCATATGTCCTTCTTGCTAATTCATCTTTGAAAATATTATAATCAGTTGTTTTTACCTGCTCCCTTACAATACCATCTTCAATACGTAGTAATTCAACAAAGTCTAGATCATTATTATCATCTAGAGTTTTCTTAGATAATGATGTAGAAATTTTAAATCTATCAGCACCTGGTGCAGACTCATTAGAAAATCCTCTTGCATTATCAAAAAGATCATTATTAGTATTGGATGGTGTAACTATTTCTTCATTAAGTAACAATCCAACTCTATAACTTGGACTATTGGAATATTGGTCTAAAATTACTGTTGAAGATGGAACTCTAACAAAATAACCACGAATAAAGAATACACCTTCACTAACAGAAAATGCAGATCCTATTGCTGTTGCATTGGAAACTACGCATCTAGCAAATTGATTATTTGCTTCAATACTTGTATTTGAGAAATTAATATCAGAAAGAGTAATTAAATTTTCTCCATTTACAAAAGTTCTTGTTACTCCATCATCTCCTGATTTATTATATTTTACATATAAAGTATCAAATCCATCTATAGATTCTGTTGATATAATCCTATTGACAACTGTTGCTCTTACACCTGAAGTTTCTCCTTGTATCTCTATTTTATTATCTGCCAAATACTGAGTGTAATTCCTTACTGGAATATTTACAAAGTTGGGATCAATTTTTACTGAAAAATAATCAGCATCATAGAATGTGCTGCCAGGAATAACTATAGATCCTTCTTTAAAGAAGTGTTGTCCAAATCTTTCAAGTTGATTTTGAAGAATGGATTGTAAGGTAGTTAATTCTCTTGCCTGAACAGGAAATCCTGGTTTAAACAGTACTTTATTATAATTTTTAGATTCGTTAAAATCATCAAAATATGGAGAAACGTTCAGATTGGTATTTTGTGTCATCTGTTTAGAATTCTACTACGATTTTTACTTCTTCTTTTTGTGATGAAGATCTTGTAATTTGTGCTCTGTTGTCAACGTAAATTATTTCTCCAGAGTATTTTTCAACATCTGGGGGAGCAACACCAGCAGTAAATGTTTGCCCTAAATTCACATTCTTACCTCCAACACTAACAGCTGCTGCATTAAAACCAGTATCAGGAGTTAAACTAAGAGTTCCCAAACTTGGATGCGTACCACCACTAATTGTTTGAGTAGTACTTGATACAAATGCCAATTTCTGATAAGAAGCAACAGGTAAAGTTGAAAATCCAACAGGTTGATAATATCTTAATACAGAAGTATTTTGATTCCAAGAAGCAACCAATCCAATTGCTGTATTACCAGTTGAAACTGTTTGAGTGATCTGTGCGTTGTTAGCAAAATTAGCAGCTGTAACTCCAGTACCAGTTAATTTTAGTGCATGGAGAGCAGTTGCAGTCGTACTATTTAGTAACTCGGTGCCACCGTACCTTGTTGGATTTCGTACAATTCCAACCCTAGAGAAATTATTATCTGTAATATAATCAGGTACATCATCTACATTATTTTCGTATTTGGAGTATACCATAACTCGATATCCACCAAGTTCTTTATAGACATCTGCACCATGTCCACCTGGAGGAGGAATGATGACTTCAAATTCAGCATTACTACCATCAGTAACATCATCAACACTTCCTGGTGTTCCACCATTAACACCTTTCTCAAATCTCAATCTTGCCCAAGTATAACCAGTACCACCCTGTGTTACTTCAACTTCACTTATAGCACCACCAACTATCTTAACAGATGCTTTACCACCTGTTCCATCTCCCTCTATGGGTACATTACTAATTGTATTGGTACTATTATTATTAATTTCATATCCAGAACCATAATTTTTTATTATTATTGTCTGTATTTCTCCAGCAACAGCAGCATTCTTCACTGAGAGTGTTGAAGAATCTCCCCATTTTTTAGGAAGAGGAAGATACTTTGATGTTGCAAATTTAACTACATCTGCAGGGGATATAGTATACAAGTATTTCCAAACATATCCATCAGTACCAGCTGCTCTTGGTGCATCATCTACAAATTTTGGTTCGTATATTGATTTTTCTCCAGTAGAATTTGGATTTGCTCCATTATTAATACACAAATAAACTCTATACTCAGAGTTCATAACATAATAATTTGATCCATATAATGTTGTAGAACTACTAACTGGTGTTAAATTATCGCCACTATACGTATTCCTATACATGTCATAGGTAGTTCCAGATTGCCAATCTATTCTTGGAATTACTCGTGTTACATCATTTTCTTGAACTTTTTTCAAGAAAAGCATACTATCCCAATATAAACTTTCCTGTTGAAATGAATCTCTAGGATCTGGAATATCTGTATTCCAATTAGTCTTTCCATAATTCACTACATCCGTATACTCTGGATTTGGATGAGCCAAAAATGTATAAAAGTTATTATTGCCAGTCGTACCAACACCAACAAAACTTTGAACAAAAGTCTCGGCATTCAATATTCTAAACTGGTCTGTGATTATCGCTGGCATTGCTGTGTTTTTTTGATTATTTATACTGATATAATATATCTATCGAATATCCCCACTTTCTAGCATGACTTGTAGTGTTCTGGATGCTTCAACAGTATCTGTTGCAAGTCCAACTTGATTCACTTCAAATGACTTACCATTAGTTGGTCTAGTAGCAACATTTATTGTTCCCCAACTATATGTACCAAGATTTGGTACTACAAAAATGGTATTACCCACTCCAGTCTTCAGACCACCAGTAACAATTCCAGATACGGAATTTACATTACATGTAACCATTATAGAACCAGTTATGGAAGGATAATTCTCCCAAGTATTAGCATAATAAACATTATCAATGAAACTCTTACCAATGGATACTATATCATTCACACCTGTATTTAATGATGTAGTTCCACCTCCAACATTTCCCACTACAGTATTTCTAACAACAAAGTAATCACCAGTAGTAATTCCAGACTTAGATCTTTGTTGAGAGTTTGGACTAGTATCGTAAATTGATGCATCTGGTTTAATTATAAACTTAATGGAAGGTGTAGCAGTACCAACTCCACTAGTATGTGTTGTGATACCAAGAATATCTCCAAAATCACCAGCATATGTACAATTCTGAAGTACTTCGGATTGTGGTCTTGGTGAAGTATCAACATCATTCACAGTTCTTCCCACTTCAATTGCATACTTAAGAGTTGAAGAATCTGCAAGTGAGTATGATGATCTTCCTGTCCAAGATTCCGTTGCTGCTGTTGCCAATCCAGAAATTCTTACATCATTCAATACACTACCAACAGAAGCATCAATATGGTGGAATGCATAGGTATCTTCAACATATATCTTAGTATCTGATCCTGAGAAACTCTTTATAACTTTTGTAGCTGGATAAATTTGTGGTTCCAAATAATCTCTTTCTTTAGAAATGTATAGACTATCAATAATCTTATCCTCTCTTTGCTTTGTCCAAACAACTGGTCTACTGAAATCAGAATTGGGAAGAATACCTTGTCCAAAATAAGTATTAGTATTAACAAGATCAGAAGCAGTTAATTCATGAATAGTTCTACGATCCTGTGAAGGAGGGAAATTGAGATTCCTATTTTCTACACGACCATGAGGATCAGTACTAAGAGTATTAATACCAGCTCTAATTTGAAGTAAATCACCAACTTTAACAGTTTCTTCTACATCAACCTCATTCACATCTTGATCAGATCCAGTATAAAGATAGAATTTGAATTTACTTCCCTTTGGAGGTGCTTCTTTGAATGTTATCTTAGTACCCTTATCGAAGGAATAATCTTCTCCTGGCATCTGTAAAACATCATTCAAGAATATGAGAAGATTATTTGCTAGAACTATTCCAGAACCTGCTTTCTTATCAATACTATAGTATTCTTTAGATGCAGTTGTTCTAGTTATCAAGAAAGTTTTCTTAAATCCATTAAACAATGGACTGAAATCATCCATTTCTAAGAACTTACCAAAGTTCCAAGAAGCAAATTTATCTTTATATTCATTTTCAATTGTTATATTAAATGCACTTGTTCCAATTCCTGCTTGTACTGGTAATCCATACAATTCGAGATTCTCTCCAACTTCGTAACCAATTCCACGATTATTAATAGCAAAGGATAAAACACTACCACCAGTACCAACTACAACATCCATTGTTGCATTTGATCCACTTCCACCTGTTAATGGGAGATTATTATATGGTGCAGGTTCATCAACCGTAAGCATAGGCATATCTGAAGTTGTATAACCACTACCTGGATTAGTAACAGTGATACCAGTTACAATACCTCCACTAACAGTTGCACTAAATGCTGCTCCAGTTCCTGCTCCTTTTCCAACAAAAACTGTAATTGCATTAGTTGAATAGTTAATAATTGGAAGAACACCAGTGTTTAATTCACCATTTGATGTTGATGCAGGATCAGTAGGTCTTGGATATGACTTAGCACTAGCAAATGCATCTCTAGAACACTTAAATTTCAATGAATAATTATCAAGTGTAATTGTATTAGCATTTGTCAATCCATGATTAGGAATTATTAATGTTAAATTACCAGTTGCAGAATCATATTCAGCATAGGTTGGAGTTAATTGTGATCCACCAGTAACATTAACTGCATTATTTGCAGCACTTTCAAATTGATGAACATAATGAGCATATGTCACTCCAATAGAAACTCTTGGAGAAGCAATATAACCCTGACCAGCAGTATTAATTGCAACAGAAGCAATAGTTCCAGCAGCAGAAACAACAGGAGTTGCCAAAGCCCTAGTTGGGATTTGATAACCACTACCAATTCCTACTGAAAACTCATTAATAATTCCACCTCTTGGTAAATCTCCATTTGATCCAGATCCAGTGAAAGTAACTGTTAAACCAGTTCCAACTGTATAATCATTATCACTAGCATTTCCAAGATCAGCATACCAAGGTCTTTGGAAGATATTATTAACAAGAATCATTCCGAAGAAAGATCCAACACCTACAGGAAGATTTGTTCCATTACTTTTTAGTGTAAATTGTTTTGCACTTCCAGTAAAAGTATCAGATATATCATCAACAATGTAATTGTCAGTATAATCTAATCTATAGAATATTCTTCCTCGGAAAGAAGAACTTGTACTGGTTATTCCAGACTTTCCATATGGAGGAGTAGTGAAATGTATTGTACCCTTATCAATTCTATAATCACCAGATAAGGCAGTTATTCCTGCTCCAATGGTGTGTACACCTGCCTGAGTACCCAATACACCTCTAGTTACTTCCAACGTTGTTGTAGACCCAATACCAACCGTGTTTATTTTTATAATTTCATTATTAATCTGTACAAATGATTTTCCTTCCAATTTAGTTGTATCAGCAACATAAACAAGATCAGTTGAAACACCAATAGGAGCAGATAATGAAAGTGCTATAGGCCGTCTTGCTAATGGACTCTGCATTATATTATCAACTAAAATCATACTTCTTGTTGTTGCACTAGTTGGGGGAACACTGAATGTATGTCCATCTCCACCATATGCTGGTACAGAACCACTAGAAGTAACAAAAGTAACACCAATTCCATTAGTATCAACAGCATCTGCTTTTGATACTGCTACCCTAAAGTTATCATTATCATCTCTTATCGCATATAATGTTGGTGGTAATTTATCAGTAGCACCAATACCAGCAACAGTTGTTGTTACAATACCAATGGAATTACCAGTAGTTTTTGGAGAATAGTGTATTACTTCACCACTATTAAAGTAATGATTTGGAATATTGAAAGAATGTTTTGTTATATCAGCAACATTTGTAGATGATGATGGATTAAATGAATGGTGTAATAAACTATAATTAGTACCACTGATATTGGTATTGAGTGGGAAAGTACTTAATCCAACAATTTTACCACCAGTTATTGGAGTATTAACGGTAACACTAAAAGTATTTGCAGTTACATTTGAAACCTCTAATAATCCACTATTGAGTTTAGTATTAGAAGTAGATGCTGGATCAGTTGGACGAGGATATGGATGTTCAGTTGTATAATTATCTTGTGAACATTTGAATGTAACACTATAATCATCAAAGAAGATCTTATCTCCATTAGAAAGATTGTGGTTATTTGTAGTAGTAACAGTCAATATTCCAACAGTTGGATTGTATATTGTTCCATTTGTTGCAGTCAGATTACCCATAGTGCCACCGACACCCATTTTAATACCATCAACTGCAGCCCCAACAAATCTATGCTCTCCAGTAAATGTACTTGATTTTCCAGTAAATTCTGGACTTATATCATTAATCAAAAGTACTTTATTGGTAACAGATTCATTATAATCTGTGATTACTCTATTATTAAATTTAATAATTTTAGAGAATTTATTACTATTTGTTTCTTCAGTTACATAATCAAACCAAGGATATTCCCAAAGTGAAGATTCACTTGAAAGATCTATTCTCACTTCAAGTTCACCATCATCTTGTAAACCTGCTGAAACTGAAGAAGTTATTCCCAAATTAGCAAAACTCTTAAATCCAGCAATATGTGTTAAACTGCTTACTGGATCTTTCCATTGATCATAAGGAACATCACCCTTAATTGCATAAGAGAATCTTTGATAGTAATCATTATCATGAACTCTTTGGTTATCTAAATTTAATTTACCAGTATCATTTCTCCAATCATTGATAGATTCTACAACACTATCAACTTTTAAATCAAAATCAGAAACAAATAATGAATTTACAGTTGATTTACTATTGCTAATAGTACCAGTAATAATATCATCTTTCTTAAAGTTACCTTGGATATTATATAACTTCAATACATCAGTAGTTGGATTCCAACCACCAACACTAACATTACCAGTAGCACCACTAGAAGACTTTACTAATTCACCTTCAAAAAATTCTACTTTTTTAAATTCTGGTGAAAACTTAGCTAAATCTGTTTCTCGTATTATTCTACCAAAATTATTTGTATCATCATAAGTACCACCAGTATTTCCTATTCCTTGAATAGAGTAACTAACACTTTCTTGATCACTTACTATATCAACAGCAGTAACCTTAAACGTCTTATAGTCATATCCATCTGAATTGTATCCACTAGCAGTTGAACTTGCTCCACCAACAATATCCACATTCTCAACATATACACTTTCACCAACTTGGAATGGGAATGTAGCAGTAGTAAATCCAGTATAATTAGCAGGTACCTTTATAAAAATCTTATTTTCTTGTTGTTGCCTCTGAATATTAAATTCAGAAATAGCATTAACTATACCAACTCCATTAGTATTATTTGTAGAAATAATTTCTAAAGTATCATTCAAATTACTATCATTTGCCAAAATATCAACACTATCAACTGATCCACCTTTGAGATTAGTTCTTCCAGATATTATTGGTTTGTTGATTGCTAGAATTTCTGGGCCATTAGCATAATTCTGACCACCAGTAGCGATACCAATTTTAGATAATGTTAAAGTGTTTCTTAAATTGAATATTACATTACTATCTGCTTTTGGTCTTAATGTGTTATCTGTTGGGAATTCCAATCCCTGATAAGGAACAGTAACTGATTGAATTCTTCCAATATCATCACCTTTAACATCAAATACAACTCCCTTTCCAGTTGTAGAACCAACTGAGGTGAGAATAGGTAATTCAGTTAAATTATCTGGAGAACTTATAAGTTTTACAGAATAAACCCCACCTTTTACAACTTTAGAATTTGTACTATAGAATGCACTACTAAATCCAGTATTTGAATATAAAGTAGTTTCTGCTGCACCAACTAGAGTGAAACTAAAAGTAGTGTCACCAATTCCAGTGATTTTATAATTATCATTAAATTTAGAAGTTGTTACATTAATATTTGAGTAATTTGTAACACTAGTATCCACAGAATTTGGATAAGTATTCATATAATTACTTCCCTGTCCTTCAATTCTATAGAAACAATCAGTAAAGGAACTTCCTACTGAAATATTAATCTTTGTATTTGGATCTTCATTACCAAATACTCCCACTTTTGTAATATTCGGAGAATTGACTTTTGTTATAAAATTGGAATCACTGTAAAAATTAATATCATATCCACTCAAACTAGAATCAGAAGTAGCAATTGATACATTATTTCCAGAATAAAATACCAGTTGAGGATTTATTTTAGCAATTTGATGAGATCCTGAACCAACACTTGTTATTTTGATACTATTGTAAGGGAATATACTAATGTCATATGAATTATTAGCTAATTTGATAGTATCTTCTGATTCTTTTATAACATAGTAGTTTCTATTATTAACTAAAGGTGCTACAGCACTTGAACCAGTATAAACTACAACATCACCAGTTTCAAAGTCATGATTTGGGATAATAAATGCATCTTGTGCAATGGATATTCCATTTGATCCATAAGTAATTGCATCAGAAACACTAGTTATAGTAGATGCTATAGAAACAGGATTTACTATGAGTTTCTTAATTGTACTATTATAAGCAAAAGAGATATTTTGTGTACGACTTGGAATAACGTTAAGTCTGACATCATCACCAACAACCAATGAATGTTGAGAACCTGTAGTTGTTGCAGCTGCAACAGTAACAGTAGTATTGACTTTAACTAATTTTCCAGTTACGTTATCTGTAACAGTCTCTATTTTTTGACTATCACCCCAATAAGTATCAATTCCAGTGAAGTATACATGTGCAGTAGATAGTCCAATATAATTTCTTACCGTTGCTATTCCAATATACTCATCAGTGAGTTTAACAGTATACAAATTGGACATATCAGCAAGTCTAAATGTATTACCCAATCCAACATTAGATGATGCCCAAATAGTAGATCCATATCCAGTTAAAGTAACTTTATCACCAGTACTAAATTGATGTCCTGGTAAATAAATCGCTCTTGGTGGAATTGACTTGTTAAGATTGCTACTACCAACAGTACCAACAACTACACTACTATAAGCACTACCAATTCCAACAGAAGATTCACCTACAAAATAATTAACTTTTGAAAATTCAATATTTCTATTCTCAAATTTTCCATCTACATCAAAGGTAAATCTAGTTAATAACTTATTAGTTACACTATCTACTGAATGTGCTGCAGGTGTAGTACCCTTATATCCTCTACGAACTCTATATTTGTTATTAACATTATCAACACCAATAATAAGCATTTTCTCAGCATTGATCTGTATTTCATCATCTATCTGGAATTTTTCGCTAAGAGTAGATCCATTTAAAGAAATATTAGTATCTAATGTAGTATTTCCAATAGCAACAGACACAGTGGTGTTTACTGTAGCAATACCAACCTTTCTAAATCCTTCAATATTCTTATAAAGTGAAGAAGATATTCCAGAAATTTCAACAGTTTCCCCATCATTTATTCCATGCGGAATAGTCGTTACACCAGTAATTTTTCCATCATAATATGAAAAATTAATATCATCAAAAATAGTTTCTGTTGTTGCTATAGAAACAACAGATGTACCTAAAACTTCATCAACTTCTGCATTTATTCTACCATCATTAAATTTAACTAAATTACCAACATTATATCCAGATCCCGATTCAGTAACATCTATACTTGTTACATTTGATCTTGATGTTGAATCTACTTTTAATTCTACTTTGGATTTTAATGATTCTTTGAGAAATGGATATTCTATAAAATTCTGATTCATTCCCAAATGGGTCACATTTCTCTTATATTCTCCAGTATTAATATAAGCATCACCCTGATCTCTAACTCCATCATAATTAAATTCATCGGTGTGATTATGATGCTTTGATGTAATGTATGGGAAAGATGGTTTTTTAGTTGTAGAATCTATAGTTGAAAAATATGCATAAGTTCCTTCTGGGAAATCACTAGATTCTCCTGGTTGTATAAATTTACCATTAAATTCATCAAGATCACCACTTTGGTCATAATTATAATCCTGAACAAAATGGCCAGAACTCCATACTGAAAGAGATGGTCTTAATCCAGCAGCAGTAACAAGATCAATAGAATAACTGGATTGCATCCATGTGACACCAATACCTGCTCTTTCACCTATAGTACCAAAAATTGGATTTCCATCATATGCCCATCCAATTACTTTACCATGAGAATCATACTCTTCTGGATAACTTGGTGCATCTCCTATATTATCTCCTATAAGATTACGGTATTTTGGACTTGGATAGAATGAACATGGTTTAACACCTTTGAATAATTGAGGTGATGTAACCTGAACCATTGCATCATTACTACTATTAGAAAGATACTTATCGTAGTATTTTACTGCATTAAATTTCCACTCATAAATTTCAGCATTAAATCTTGCTCCCTTTCCACTAGGAATAACTACAATATCTGTTTGGTTTCTAACATAATTTTTACCACCACTAAGAATATCAACAGAAACTAATTTTCCACCAGAAACATTAGCTTTCAATCTAGCAAAACCTTGAGTTGTTCCAGTTCCGACAACTTGTAACTCAGGAGCACTTGTATAATTTTTTCCTTGAGTTAATATCATCACATCAATAATTGCACCTGCTTCAATGATTGGCACTAAAGCAGCACCTTCTCCAGTTAATAATTCTATATGTGGTTGTCTTGGATAGTTTATAGTATTTTCTGCACCATATGCAGTACCACCAGTTCCAACATAAACATTCTCAATACTTCCACGTATTTCGGGAGTTGCAGTAGCAGTATAATATGATGAAATAATACTTGTAGTACCAGCAGACACTACGCCATCAATATTGACTTTAATATCTGGATATTTGAATGTATGAGTACCACTACCAGTACTTGCAAGATCTACAAATATATTCCTATCATAATTAGTTGCTGTTCTTGTAAATGTTGTTACTTCTTTAATTGATACATTATCAATAGTAGGATTATTGTTACCACCAGAAGAATATAGATTTACACTATTAAGATTAACACTACTTTGTTTCCACAAAGCAATTAATTTGTCTCCTACCCGTTCAGTATAAACATCAACTAATGTAGAACCAGTACCTTGTTCAACCCCAAATTCATGATGATTAACAATACCAAATCCAGATTGGTATGGGAAAGCTACACCAGCACTTACATCAGCAGTTAATACATACCATCTACCTTCTATAAAGGGGGTTGAAGGTGTGCTAGTAAGATATCCATTAGGATTACCAGTATGAGTGGCTTTACCACCTGAAATAGACCAACCAGTTCCTAAAGTCCATCCAGTATTACTAGAAAACTCACCATTAACTACTAATTCTGGACTATCATTATATTTGGTAATATTACGTCCAAATTCACCAGTCGATAACTTTAATTTGTGTTCATCATATACACCATCAATAATTGATGCATCTGCTAATTTAAACGAATTATCATCTTCTTTTATTACATAATACTCTCTATAAGGTTCTAAACCAGAAATTGGTGTACCAGTGGTTGAATATTCTACAACTTCTCCAGATTTAAATCCATGATTTCTTGCATAAATTGAATCTGGTTTTTCAGTATTAACACCACTAAAAGTATTAAATAAATTCTTTTTATCTGTTGGTGGATAAATCTGAGAATCTACAACAACATTTCTATTAATATATTCAGATCCCGAATCAATAACTGCAATTTCATCAATTATTTTTCTTTGTTTTCTGGATCTAAAATTATGACCTTTGGTTCCTAGTGCATTAAATTCAATTAATTTCGTCTTATTGAGTGCTCTATTTTTAGTAGTGGCTAAGCGGAAAGTTTTATTATCAATTTTAGCAATAAAATAATTACCACTTGATATTAGTCTATTAGTAGCAAATCCAACATTTGTGCTAGTAATACCAATTGGATTACCTGCAGTAGTGTATACTACTTCTTCTCCATCTAAGAACTTATGCTCTAATTGTGTTCCTTCACTATCAGTTGGAAGTGTAATATTTGAAGATCCTATAGAAATATACGAATCGGCAACATCAACAGAATGAATATATGCCCTCATTTTTGCCTTACATACTGTTCCAGATCCATTTCCTCCACTAATTGTCACTGAGGGAGGATTAATATAATCAAATCCTCGTGTTAAAAGATTTATTTTTGATATTTTACCAGAAAATGAAGGATATAACTTAGCATCACTACCAATAGAATCAGTAATAGAAATACTTGGTGGATTGTTTATATCATAATCTTCTCCTCTATCCAAAACATCAATAGATTGTATTGGACCATAAAAAATAGAATCTTCACTTACTGGAGAATGCAATTCAACTCCATTCAATGAAACTCCAATAGGACCAATAATATTTGAACTATCTTCAGATACTTTTGGATTTTTTAATATACGTTTGAAGTTTTTCTGATCTTTTAATCCTCCAGCTTCATATATTTTTGCAGGAGTTAATGTATGAATAGAAGTTGTAGAAATTCCAGTATATTTAATTAATTCAAAATCTTCACCAACTACTCTATTTTGACCAACACATAACCTTATTGTATTATCATTGACTTTATTAACATAATAAAATCCATTACCAAATGTACTACCATATCCAAGTTGATTCATCCTATCTGATGAAGTATACACATTAATCCCAGTTTCTCCACCAGATGATTTGTAATAAACCTTTTCACCATTAACAAATTGATGATTAATAATTGTTATTTGTGAATTTTGTGTAGATACACCAACCGATTGGAATGATTTTTCTCCATTAGAAGTATCTGTATCAAATCCTGGATAACCAGAAAAAGTTAAGTATGTATTATCATCAGAATCAACAAAAGTATTTTGAATATTACCAAGTAAAGATGTTATACCAAAACCAGTAGAAACATAATTCAATCTTTTTCTAAACTTATAATTAAAACCAACATTCAAACTCTCTGAAATTTTAAATCGTTTATTATTAAAAATACTTTCTACTTTTAAATTTTCCTTAACTCTATTTCCAGTCTCGGCATTATAAACATCAATATAATCATCAACATATAAAAAATGATTTACTGGAGTTACAATAGTATCAGATGTAGTATCATTTGGATCAGCCTTAGGTAAATCTGATATGTCTATTTCGGAAATATTATTATAAAACCACTTATTGAATTTTGGATCATCTAAGTCAGTCTTTTCACCCAAATGCTTAACTCTAATTGTATCATTTACACCAAAGTACTTTGTACTACTAACATTTGCTGAGACACCTGAGACAGACCCAACAATTCGCATTTCACATATTTTGGTAAGGTCATTATCTTCATACCCATAAAGGAAATTACCACTAAGTATAGGAATTTCACGATCTAATGCAGACTTATCACCATCTACTAAAGGTAAACTACCAATACCAACACAATCAAAGAACTGATTGTATGATTTTGATCCATAAGATACTGTAGAATATGTCTTATAGTCAGTAAATGGATCTAAGTAATAGAAAAAACCATCTTTTTCTGGAAATCCAACAGTAGAATCAACAGTTACAACACTTTTATCTTTTATTCTCTCTAAAATTTGTGTTTTGCTGTTAATAACAAACTCAGGAGGCATTCCTGGTTCATTTTCATTAATAACAGAACCTTTAACAAAGGAAATTTTATAATATTGTTTATCTCCTAAAAATACTTGTTGAACATTCTCTGCAGCACCTGATGCTGTAGGTGCAGTCTCATCACCTTGATATAGTTTTGTACCAATTAAATTTAATGGATCACCTTGTATGGCTTCCACAATCATATCATCGGTAACACTCCATTTTGCTTCAGATGGGATAAGTGTCTCATCAAAAGGTTTTACTACAAATACTTCTTCACCAAAAAGTACTTGAAAGAGAATTCTTAATGAAACATCTGTTCCTTTTGAACTATAGAAATCTTTTGCTCTTGAAAGTATATTTTCAGCAGAAAGACCTTGCTTAAATGTTCTTTTTTCTAGTCCTGGTAAGAATTGTTGCTTATGTTTTTCGTAAAACTTATTTAAAAATATAAAGTTTAAATTGGCAACAATTGTCCCTGCTTCATGCGAATTTCCATTCGTATCTACAAATGTCAAAAATTCTGGATTACTTGTATTATTAATTTCAGAAATACCACTAAAACCACGAACACATCCACTCAATTCAGTTAATCCAGTACTTTCATCAAATGATTTATTCGTATAAGTAATAATTTCATTATCAATTTTAATAAGTCCATAAGTATCAGGAAGACCTTCTATAGGAATTGTTAGTGTTTTTGCTGGAGTTACAGTAGTATCACTATGAGCTAGATATATTTTAGAGTCAAATGCTAATGTATTAATCGCTAATATTATGGGTTTTGTAGGTAAAAGAGCATTTGGAGGTGGTAAAGTTTGCTCTTCTGCCAAAGAAACATCAACTAAATTGGATATATTTTTAAATTCATTTAAATTATCAGCAAGATAAGTTGTTCCATAGGTATGTTCTTCCGAAACATAATATTGCTCCAAAAATTCTTTGAATTTTGGATTATCAGACTCAATAAAATCAGGTAATAGACTAGCTAATATATCAGATATTTGTACTTTTTTAGTTGTCATTTCTTATCTTGTATACTTTTTAGTACTGATGAAACTTGATGGTGGTACATAATTTGTTCCAGATTTATTTGATCCAGCAACAAGGGTATCTTCTTTAAGATTTAATGTACTTCCTGTATTATCTAGGACGATATAAATACTCTCTTTTGCGATGATATCATTGGATTCTGGAGTAACTTCAATTTCAATTCCAGCATTCACACTACTAGAAGTAATAGTCGTTGGGTAAAGGATAATTTCACCCTTAACATAGTCAACAATTCCAGCATTTTCATTAATATAGTTAATTGCATTATCTACGATAGTGAAAAACTTAACTGTTCCCGTTTTTCCATCACTATATGGTAAATCAGTCAAATATACGTTTCCAGATACACCTTCTAACTTAAATGCAGAAGATCTAATGTTAAAACCTTCCATATCAGCATGGAATTGGTTTCCATAGCATATTTCATAGTTTGCAAGAAAACTATACTCTGGAATCATTATTCTCTTCATTACAATTTTAGTAATATTAGAAGTAATTCCAGTATCAACCTTATCAATGATAGAAACTAACTTACTATACTTCAATCTACCACCAAATGAGTTAATATCTGATGATTTTGCATAAGTTTCTATAGCTGAAAGAATTCTAGAGTGCAATTCTTGTTTATTTGGAATATATCCAGAGTCATATGACACAGTTGACTCATATTCAACATACAAATACTTCAAATCAATAAATTCTTGCTTAATTCCAGCAACTGTATACTTCTTCAAATCAGTTCTAATTGATTCTTTAGCTACATCGGACAATATTTCACCATTTTTTGGTTTAACAGTGATATAAACCTTACCATATTGAGGTGGATCCAATTCTTCACCTCCATATGCACTCACAGAGTCAACATTTGGATATAAAAACGGTATTAAACTAGTGTAATCATTTGGTGTAACTGCCCTATATTGTGATGCATATACCCTTGGAGCAAGATATTTGATGTTGTCTATAGATTCTATAGAATCACCGTTCTCAGACGCTTGTAGGGTGCTTAAAGAACTAACTCCATCATCAATACTTGTCTCAACACCACCAACCATATAGGTTAACTTACCACTGAAGTTAAAATTAGCAGCATCATTACCATCAATACCATTTGTAACGATATAACTGACTTCAACAGTACTTCCATCAGTTGGTTTTTTACCTAAAGTATTGTCTCCAAATATAATTTGATATTTTTCATCTTCAATTTCTTGTGTGAGGAATAATCTTGAGTCTTTATTAACATCAAAAATGTTCGTATAAGGAACATAAGTCTCAGTAATATTAGATGTAACTGTTACACGAATTGTTGATGTATCAACGTTCTCATTTGGAATAATATACTTCTCATTTGGTAAAGAATCATTAACTTTAAAGGTTTTTGTTAAATATGTACCCTCATAAATCGAAATTTCCCCAAACCTTACTATTCCATTAGGATCTGGAGTAGCAGTAATGTCATCTGGAATAGAAAATATGTAATTTCCTCCTGAAATTGACCCAACTGCAACAATTCCTTTATGTAATTTAACTGATTGTACTGGTTTTCCTGTTATATCGACACTAAAACTTACCGTTGCAATTGATGATTTCTTAGATCTTGGTACATAACCAATATTTCTTGCCAAAGAAACGACATTTTCTCTTAAAGTAGCACTGTCAATGAAAGATTCATTGATAGCCATATTGGTATTATAAGATGTAATATAGGAATTATATGCCAGAGTATCAATCAATATGGAGAAATTAGACCCTTCAAAGTCAAAATCTGTAAATGAAGAGTTAGATCTCAAATAATTCTTAATTTGAGTACGTAAATCGTTAAAATCTAAGTTAGTAAACTGATTAAATGCCATTATACCCTAGTCGGTTGTAGTAAAAATTCTATATTTTGTGGAGGAAAAGGTAATCCTGTAATAAAATAACCAATACGAATATAACAATCATAAGAATCAGGTTGTGCCACTGCAGAAACATCATTCAAAGTGATTCTAGGTTCATAATTTTCTAATAAAGTTTCTATTTCTGTCTCCAAAACAGATGCTATATCATCATTATTTAAGTCAAACAGTGATTCTTCAATCCTTGTACCTAGTAAATCATTAAAAAATCGCTCATTAAGTTTAGTTCGGCATAAATTAATTACCGATTTCTTAATTGCATCCTCATTTTTAAGGACTACAATGTCATTTGTAACTGGATGTCTCGAAAAGGACAAACTAATGTCCTTAAATGCACGAGATATTTTGACGGCCATTCAGATTGATATACTTTGTTAATATATCTATAATGGTTTTTAGTATTTATTGCTTAATATCGACTAGGAATCTTATCATATGCCTCTTTTTCGTCTTTTTCTTTATTTTTTTCGGATTCTTTGGTCATTTTAGTGCCTCATTTAGAAGATTTTGGTATTTTATAGTCTGATAGTTGATATTTTCTGTTTTTTCACCTTTTTCATTTAAAGATTGCCAAATTGCATTGTCTGATTCATAACAATGAACACTTTCAAAGGAAAAATCAGCATCTGGTAGTAAATCTACCAAATCATCTCTCACTAAGAAGGCATTTCCTGTATGACAGACTACTTTATAACCCTTTTTCTCTGCTAAATTCCAAGTTGACTTCAAATTATTGATAATATAACCAGTATTACCCCTTTCACCCTTTGCATGTTTGTCTTCATGCATGTCTTGTCCGTCTTGAAGAGTTAAAGTCTCAATAATCACTACTTTAGGTCGATATTCAGTTAAAGATTCAAATATTTCATAATCAAGCCCATCAGTATCCATTGATATTAATGATAGATTATCATTAGTAATGCTAAATTCGGATAGTTTTAGTAAATTATCCAAACAATACTCTCCTGTTGACTCTGGATCAACAAAACAATTCATTGCTTCAGTATTATCATAGTTTTTTAAACTATTAAGTAGTTGATTTGCTCTATAAGAGTCTCCTTCTATAAGAAGTGCATTAAAACCCTTATTTTTCCATAGATTAAAAATGTTACTTAGGTATATTCCATCCCATGCACCAAATTCAACAACTATTCCATCAGTAATATTAAGGTCACTGAACAATTGCTCAATGACCCCATCTTCTCCATTCTGACTAATAATGTTTTTACCGTACTTACTATAGTAATTACCATCGAAACTCATTTGTTTTTCCTCATAGGTACTTCAATAGTCCACGCAGATGATTCTAATTTAACCATCTCAAAGTTCTTTTTGAACTCTTTTTCTCTTTCTTTCCTTTCCTTTTCCATTGTTAGTTCAATGGTTTCGATAGATCTTTCACCGTAATTAGGTTTATTTGGATTCTTTAAACCCATATAATCGAGTATTGCACCATCTACCATAAAGTAAAGTGCATCCCAAGTAAGTGTTTCTCTTAATTGGACAGCAATACGATCTATATCATTTTCATCGAGATACTCACCAGTAGATATTGCATGTGAGTAGTCTTCGTACTGAGTCAATAGTTTGGCACGTACCTCGACGAGTTGATTAAGGTTGATAGTGATCTTTACGTCATCATCAAGGGCACTCATTTACCTTGCCCTCTATAGATCTTCTTTGCTTTGTTTCTACTCGTAGCAGAATACTTAGTATGCTTTCCTCTTCCTTGTCTCGTCTTTTTCGGTGTGGCTTCAATTTGTGTTTCACCACTTAGACTTCTCATTCCCATTGTTTAATACCTCATAAAGAATAATGAACTTTTACGACGATTTTTTTCGCCCCTTTAACGGCCGCGGCCAGAAGAGAAGATTAGATAATCCTCGTCTTCTCATGACCGACTCTAATGACTGGATCACACCAGATCTCAAAACCTGCATCCATTGCATCTAAGCAAAAAGATACATCCTCTCCACACATATCCTGAACCTCACCAGATTCAAACACCTGCATCTTAGGAGCAAACCAAGGATACTTCATCTTCTCATGCTCGAAGACTCCTTTCTTTATAAGAGTCCAACCAAATCCTGTGTAATCCACTGTGAAAGGTTTCTTACGCTTGGACATGGATTCACCAGTCTCATGATTCATGACTCCACCATTCTGACGGAAATCACCTTCTTCTAACCAGTGAGCAACTGAGGTAGTTCTACCATCCTCTGTCATGTACCAACCTGCTGCGATGTCCTTATCATGTACTACAAGACGATAGAACTTCTCGGTATCGAATACAATGTCACTATCAATCCATAACTGATAGTCGTATTCTAACTTACCATCCCAAGGTTTCTGATCTGGCCCTCGTAGAACATTAGCACCAAGACACTTACATCTTGCAAAGTTGACCATTGATGAGTAGTCCTGAGAGATTTGGATACTTGCTCCACTCTGTACCAGATCAAAGCATAATGATACAAAACTCTTAAGGAACTGATAAGAAACCCCTCTACCAGGTAGACAGAATACAACAGTCTTTCCTCTTATCATCTCCTTCGCTGCTGCTATATCAAAGTCGTCTGTCTTCTTCTTTGTTGGTGCAGCAGTCTTAACTGTAAAACCTTTTGCCATAATGTTTGAATTACTATGTTGTTATTATACCACTATACATCAATTAATGCAATGGCACCCTCTATGTATCACTCATTTCCTTCGAGTTTCGACATCAAATCCTCTAAGTTATCCTTTAATGTCATCTCTTGCATTAAGTGATTATCATTCTCTAACCGATACTGCAACGTCTCTATGATAAGATCTTTATCGTATTGATCTATATCAACGTCTACTAAGCTATGATCATTACTCATTTGCTGTCCTGTAAACCATTTTCAATTATATATTACTTCCAAATATTATAAAACCTCAGTGGGGTTCTGAGGCCATGGGAATTTTTTTATCTGTAAAGGTATTTGAAGGGCGTTTTATATCTCAGAATTTTTTTATTATCCTTATATCACTCTCTCGAATTGTCACCTCTGTAGGTTAGGGTCTCTATTGTTTTTTAAACGGCAAGGGGGCGAAGGCAGCAACACATAAGGGGGCAAATAACTGTCAAAAGTGTCACTAACTCATAAGGGTGCTAAGTATCACGAATACCTTATAATTATACCATAAGACTGTTAATTAGTCAAGGTAATCATAAGGTCTGAAAGTGTTACTGAAGGGCTTCAAGTCTTTGTGAATTGTTGTGTACTTCCTTTCACTGATTACACACCAGTTCTTGACACTTTTATGCCATAAGTTTTCCACAGGTTGTTGTTACATAAGACCACTACACTTCTTTATACTTTTCCACAGGTAATTGTGGAAAACTAAGTGTTACTAACTGTGCATAAGGTTGTTGTTACTCTCATAGCACTATTATACACGCAAAGTGTTCTTATGTCAAAAATATTGTGGTTTGCTGATTATTACTGAAGGGGGTTGACATTACAGAGGTTTTATGTTAGAATACGCCCCAAGATCACTAAAGAAAGTAACATTTATAAGACTCTAATCCTATAAGGATTCTATACACATTCCTCACGCAATCTATACACAAAAGATATACATTTATTTGCACATTTAAATATATACTTTTTCCACACAATTTCCACAAGGTTGTTAATAACGTAGATCATGTAATTCATTGGTAATACTTGTTAGTTAGTGTTTGTAATCATTCTGCTATATGTCATTTTTGTTGTGTTATTTATTCGAGCAAAAAAAGACTATTTTAACGCATTTTACACGACTTTTATATCATTTATGGTGCATTAATCATCATTCTATTGTTTATACTCTATATCTGTAAATACGGATGTCCAGCATCAAGAAC